ATACACATTAGAATTATCAGAAGACTACGTAGGTAAAAGATATGATGCTCTATTTACAGGAATCGACGTACAACAGATTCACATGAACAGAGATAAGGTACAACAAGAGATTGACAAATTAAAAGGTAAGCTGATCATTAAAGAGTTTCCAATGGGTAAAGCAACGCCTAACACTATCGAAACACACATTCAAAAGTGTAGAGATCTAGGTCACGCTCCTGACTTGGTTATTATTGACTACGTTGACTTATTAAAGAGCAAAACAAGATCGATAGATCCTAAAGATGCCATTGACGATGTGTACACAGCAATCAAAGGTATGGCAAGAGAGTTAAAGGTTCCAGTCTGGACAGTATCCCAAGTAAATAGAATGGGTGCTAAAGACGATGTAATTGAAGGGGACAAGGCAGCAGGCTCTTATAACAAAATGATGATTGCTGACTTTGCAATGTCTCTATCAAGAAAAAGGCAGGACAAGGTAAACGGTACAGGCAGAATGCACGTAATGAAAAACAGATACGGAGCAGACGGTATGACTTACGCAGCCAAAGTAAACACTAACTGCGGAAGAATAGAAATCAATAAAGACGAGATAAGCGAAGATGACCTAACTTTTGATAATGGACAGAAGCCAGCATTCAATGGATCAGGTTTTTCTACAGATGAGAAAAAGTATTTAGCTAAGAAAATGTTTGAGATGAACATATAAATTTATCTCAAAAAGGCCATATTTATTAGTACAAAACGCATCCTATGAACTTTTTGATCAATTTATTTAAAAGCGCGAACAAGGGAGATAACTTCCGTGCTGCTTCAGAACCTATCAAGTACAACGACGGTATCGCCCAGTTAAATTCTGTTGGTGATAGCCAATACGACAGAATGAGTACCGATAAGATCAAAAAGATAGGCAGAATTAACTCTGCGCTTACGCCAGAAACTAGTGGTAACACTAGAGTACCAGGTAGATAATCTGGATTTTTTGTAGTCTCATTACTTTATTGTAAAGGTTATGACGAAAGTCTAAAGGTATAAAACTATGCTCAAAGGCTAAACTGGGCTTAATTAATTAACAAAACATAAAAAAACAAGCGAAATGGACATTACGCAGGAGATTCTATCTGATATTACGGTATATAACAAGTACGCGAAGTACTTACCAGAAATGGAAAGAAGAGAAACATGGAACGAGATAGTTACGAGAAACAAAGAGATGCATCAGAAAAAGTTCCCGCAATTGTCCGAAGAAATTGAACAAGCTTATAAATTAGTATATGATAAAAAAATTCTTCCTTCGATGCGTTCGATGCAGTTTGCAGGTAAGCCCATTGAAATTAATAATGCTCGTATATTTAACTGTTCTTTTGCTCCTGTTAATGATTGGAGGGTGTTCAGTGAAGTAATGTTCCTTTTGTTAGGAGGTTGCGGAGTTGGATACTCAGTGCAAAAGCATCATATCGATCAATTGTCAGAGATTGTAAAACCAATTAAAGAAAAGCGATTCTTAGTTGGAGACTCTATCGAAGGTTGGGCAGACGCAGTAAAGATTTTAATGAAATCTTATTTAGTAGGAGGTCCAAGACCAAAATTTGACTTTAGAGACGTTAGACCAAAGGGCGCAATGTTAATTACAGCGGGCGGTAAAGCACCAGGACCAGAGCCTTTAAAAGAGTGCTTGTTCCAAATTCAAAAGATTTTAGATCGTAAAGAGAACGGAGACAGATTAAGTCCTATCGAGTGTCATGATATTATTTGTTATATTGCTGACGCAGTATTATCAGGCGGTATACGTAGAGCAGCTTTAATTAGTTTATTCAGTTTTGACGACGATGAAATGTTGACTTCTAAGTTCGGAGCTTGGTGGGAAAACAATCCACAAAGAGGTAGAGCAAATAACTCAGCTGTAATTCTAAGAGATAGAATTCAAAAAGAAGAGTTCTTAGATTTATGGAAGAAGATCGAATTGTCAAACGCAGGCGAACCAGGATTCTTCTTAACAAACGATAAAGATTGGGGAACTAATCCTTGTGCTGAGATTGCACTAAAGCCTTTCCAATTCTGTAACTTGTGCGAAGTAAATGTATCTAACTTAGAGTCTCAAGAAGACTTTAACGAAAGAGTTAAATTAGCCGCTTTCATTGGTACACTACAAGCTTCTTATACAGACTTCCACTACTTAAGAGACGTGTGGAAGAAAACAACTGAGAAAGATGCATTAATCGGAGTTGGTATGACAGGCATCGCATCTGGAGCTGTATTGAAATTAAACATGAAAGAAGCTGCGTTAATCGTAAAAGAAGAAAACGAAAGAGTAGCAAAAATATTAGGCATTAATAAAGCTGCAAGATGCACAACAGTTAAACCATCAGGTACCACTTCAATGGTATTGGGAACTTCATCAGGAGTACATGCTTGGCACGATAAGTTCTATTTAAGAAGAATGAGATTGGGTAAGAACGAAGCTTTATACACTCACTTAGCGATCAATCACCCAGAGTTGGTAGAAGATGAGTACTTCAAACCACAAACTCAAGCAGTAGTAGCAGTACCACAAAAAGCACCAGAAGGAGCGATCACTCGTTCTGAATCTGCAGTGGATCTTTTACACAGATTGGAAAAGTTGCACAAAGAGTGGATCAAGCCAGGTCACAGAACAGGCAGAAATACTCACAACGTTTCAGTAACAATTAGCTTAAAGCCAGAAGAGTGGGTAGAAGTTGGAGAGTGGGCATGGAGCAATAGAAACAATTACACAGCACTATCTTGTTTGCCTTACGATAACGGTAGCTACGTTCAAGCTCCTTTCGAAACAATCACAGAAGAGCAATTCAACGAAGCAGTTACCAAATTACACGAAGTTGATTTGAGTAAAGTAATAGAAGCACAAGATAACACAGATCAAAAAGGAGAATTAGCATGTGCGGGTGGAAGTTGCGAAATAGTTTGATTTTAAAGCTTATTTTACTTCACAAGCTAATATTTATTATAAAATATACATGGTTATTTATAAGACCACAAATTTAATAACTGGTAAATTTTACGTAGGAAAAGATAAATACAACAACCCTAATTATTTGGGTTCCGGTATAAAAATAAAAGATGCTATTAAGAATTACGGTAAACAGAATTTTATAAAAGAAATTTTAGAATACTGTAATTCTTACGAGCATATGAATCAAAGAGAGAAATATTGGATAGAGAAATATAATTCCACCGATTCATTCATAGGGTATAATATATCTTCAGGAGGAGACGGAGGAGATACTTTTACTAATCATCCTAATAAAGAATTATATAGAAAAAGAATAAGCAAAGCATCTTCTGAAACTAATAAAAAATTATTGAATAAAAGAAGAACAGATAGTCTTAAGCTTTGGCAACAAGATTCTTACAAGGAGAATGTAAAAAAAGGTTTAGAAAAAGCTATGAAAAAAGAAGGTTATAAAATCGAGTGGGAAAAAATAAACAAAGAAGTTCAAAATAGACCTGAGGTTAGGAAAAAGAAAAGCGAAGTTCAAAAGGGATCTAATAATAGTAGGTGGTTGGGTCGTATTATAATTACAGACACTGAAGATAATATAGTTGTATACGAAACGGCTAAAGATGCAGCAGAAAAATTAAAAACTACTGCGCATTTAATTAGAGAACATTGTCGTAATAAAACAACATTTCAAAGAGGTCCATATAAAAAATGGAAATTTAGATTCGAAAATGAAATCATATAAAGATAATTTTATAGAAGGAGTTCACTACTATATGGAAGGAGAAAGAGTCATTTTTATGGCTCTTTTCCATTTAGAACGTGGTCAGTGCTGTGGTAACGGCTGTAGACATTGTCCTTATCACCCAAAACATAAGAAAGGCACCGTAATTGTAAAAGATAAAAATTCACCAGAATACATTAAATTTAAAGAAAATACTTAAATGGTTTTAGAAATAACAAACGAGAACGTATATATAGGAATAATCGTGGTGCTAGCAGCAATACAAATTTTCCAGTGGAGAAAGGTAGATATGTTAGAAAGAGTAATGAGCCAAATCATAGACGATATTAAAATATTGGGTATGGCGGCTGATATGAAATTTATTAGTTTAGAAAAAAAGATAGAAGATGAAAAATCAAGAAAGTAAAGGATTAGGCGATACTATTGCTAAGATCACTCACTTCTTTAAAATAGATGTATTAGTTGAAAGAGTTTTTAAAGCTTTTGGAAAGGACTGTGGATGTAAGAGAAGACAAAAAAAGCTAAACGAATTAGTTCCTTACAAAAAGAAAAAATAATAAGTTATGAAATTAGACAAGTTTCAAGAACTCAAGGTTAAATTAGAAATACTTAAGCTTGAGAAGAATTTTTTTGCATTAGACAGAGTGTTGTACTACTTCTCTTTCTTGGGCAATATTTTTTTGGTGTACTTCGGTTACTTTTTTATTAAGAGCATCGTAGATACACTACCTCAATTATTCCCATACCAATCAGTATTTTTAGCTGTATTCATTGCACTATTTTTAACTGGTTACGAATTAACAAAAAGATTCGCTGTAGAACAACTATCAGTGTACTTTATTCAAGTTAGAAAGTTTTTTACTTGGAACGGAATAGTTGGATCTATATGTGTGGCATTACTAATCGCAGGATCTTTTTATCTATCTTTAAATGGAGCCCATAGATTAGTTGACTCCTCTGAAATAATTACAGCAACAATAGATCAAAGTATCAGCATTAAAGCAGATTCAATATCTAAATACTACGACACAGAAATTGCTTATTATAGAGCTCAACCAGCAAGAACGCGATCTGATAGAAAATACAGAGATTCTGTAGTTAATGCATTACAGCAAACAAAAGATCAGAAACTATTAGCTGTGGAAAACAAGACCACAGACAAGTCGCAATCCACACTAGAAAAAAATAAAGAGAATGACACTGCATTTGTATTCATGACGTTTTTCTTGGAGTTCATTATAGTTCTTGGTGTGGCTTTTAACGCTGTATACACTTTAGGATCTTACGAAGAAACTAAAAGACTCCTGTCAACGCCCAAGTACAAACAGGCAGAACTTAATCTTATTCTTTTAAAATTATACTACCAAAACGGAAAGAAGCAACCAGGAGATCCTGTGCTGTCTTTAAGTAAGATGTTATCATTGGTAAAGAACCAAAAAGTTAATTGCGCTCAAGCCGACGTAAGAAACTTCGTGGTATATTGTGCTGAATTGGACATTATCAAAGAAGTACGTGCAAGAAGAAAAGAGTACCAAGTAGATTACACTACAGCTAAATCGTTGATAGAGAACGAGTTAGTACTTTAATTTTACATTTTTCCAGATTCCCTAAATTGTGTATATTTGAGTATGCAAGAAAAAAGTTATGTATTAGTCGATACGTTCGACAAACTAAAAGACATGGTAAATCATGTCAAAGACAAAGAGATTATTGCTTTCGATACCGAGACAAACTCTTTGAACACAAGACAAGGAACCATTATTGGTTTCTCAGTATCAGCAGAAATCGGTAAAGGCTATTATATGCCTACGGCGGTTTACGATAAAGAAAACAATTCTTTAGTAGACGCTACAATCGATGGTAAAAATTGCCAAGATCTGGCAAAACAATTCATATCAAAGTTAGTTGGCAAAAAGTTAGTAATGCACAACGCATCTTTCGACTGTAGATTCGTTAAGTGTTTTTACGGTATCGATTTATTGCCTAGTCTTTACGTAGATACCATTCTATTGGTACATACAGTAAACGAAGAAGGCGCAGGTTTTGGCTATGCTAGTCCTTTCGGTCTAAAAAGCATTGCTCAATCAATTCAAAAAGAATTAGGTCTCGATGTAACTAAGGACGCAAACGAAGAGCAAATCGAATTGAAAACTTCCATCAAAGAAAATGGCGGATCTATTACAAGAGAAAGCTACGAGATTTGGAAGGCTGATATAAACATACTTGCTAAATATGCGGCAGCAGATACTGACTTAACATTAAGAGTGTATCATCATTTTATCAAAGAGCTTTACGATCAAGGTCTTGAGAAGTTCTTTTTCGAAGATGAGGTTATGCCACTTTATAGAGAAGTTACAATTCCTATGGAAGAAGTTGGTGTTAAGCTTGATACAGAAACAATGAAGAAAGCAGATCTAGATATTACCGAAGAGATGAAGAAAAGATCTCACGCAGTAATTTCAGAGTTGCTACAAGATAATAGAGTAAAGCTTTGGATATTAAATAAAGCAAAAGAAACTTACCCAGCAAACAGTAAAGGCGCATTCGCTCAAATGGTTGTAGAAGAGTGTCAATTGCCTTTACCTAAATCAGAAAAGACGGGCAAATACAATATTACAAAATCAGAAGTAGCAAGATTACCAGAATCAGCCGCTAAACAATTCTTACTAAACGGTGCAGATGTATTAGACGAAGACTTTTCTAACAAAATTAGTATGAAGATGTGGAGAGAAACCAACGACGGTAACTTCTTTAACATTCAGTCTAAAGATCAATTGGGTGAAATTGCATTCAACGTTCTTGGATTTAAACCATTGTCAAACACAACAAAAGGTAAACCTCAGTTCGATGACGATATGATTCAAGCAATCGCCGAAACTCAGGAGTGGGCAAAAAATCTAAGAATATATAATAAGCTACTTAAGATCAAGTCTACTTACATAGATCGTTTCTTAAATGCAAGCGAGAATGGAATTTATTACTTCTACTACAAACAACATGGTACAGTATCAGGTCGTTATGGATCAGATGCACAACAGTTACCGAGACCGAAAGAAGAAGGCGATGACGATCCAGTAATTATCGAATACACAAACTTAGTAAGAGCATTCTTTATTCCAAAAGAAGGCAATATATTTGTAGACTGTGACTATGAGTCTTTGGAGCCTCACGTATTCGCTCACGTTTCTGGTGACGATGGTCTTAAGGATATCTTTAGAAACAACTGGGATTTCTATTCCACTATTGCTATCAAAACAGAAGGTCTTAACCAATATTCTGGAGACAAGAAAGCGGATAACTTTTTAAGAAAGCATGCGCCTAAGAAAAGAAACACAGCAAAAGCATACGCATTAGGTATTCCTTACGGTATGGGCGCTTATGCTCTTGGAAAGAATATTAACGTTACAACCAAAGAAGCGGATAAATTAGTTAAAGGTTATCTAAGTGGATTTCCAGAACTTGATAAGTGGATGAAGAGATCAGAAATGGAAGCTAAGACACTAGGCTATGTTAAAACTCAAGTAGGTCGAGTAAGACACTTACCGAAAGTAAAAGCTATCTACGAAAATATAGGTGATAATTTACTAGACTGGAATTTCAAAAGAAAACTAGAGTACGAATTTGGTAAAGATCAAGTAAAGAATCTAAGTAGAGACTTTATCAATGGTCTAAACAACGCTAAAAACGTACAGATCCAGGGACTATCTGCGTCTATCGTAAACAGAGCTGCAATGGAAATCAATAGAGAATTTAAGAAGAGAGGAATAAACGGCTGGGTGTGCGCCCAAATACATGACCAGATCGTTTGCGAAGTGCCTAAAGAACACGCTGAAGAAGCCGCTAAGATTGTACAAGACAAAATGGAAAACACTACAAAGTTAAGTATTGCATTAAAAGCACCACCAGCAATTGCTCACAACTTACGAGATGGTCACTAAAAACTAAAATTTTATTATCATTCAAAAATGGTGTATATTTATAGAAAATGAGGACCGGTAGGCCTTTAGTTACGAATGTTAAATTTAATAATTAACCTAAAACACACAGGAGGTGTACAATGACAAGATTAGCACATTGGGGAGTCGACCCATTTGATCTTCTATGGAAGAATCTATTCGACCAAAATTCTAACTTCTCAACAATCGCAGAGAAGATTTCTTATCCACTAGACATTTACGAAAAACAAGACGGTATCGTATTCGAACTTGCAGCAGTAGGTTTGGACTACGAAGATATCGATATCGAAGTGCAAGGTGATGTTCTTCGCATTAAATATGCAAAATCAAAAGAGGAAGAATCGGTAACAAATTATATCCACAAAGGAATCGCAAGAAGATCTTTCGATTTGGCTTGGAAAATTGCTTCCAAGTTCGATCTAACTTCTTTAGAAGCTACCATCGATAAAGGACTTTTAAAAATTGAAATTCCATTATCAGACGAAAGTTTACCAAAGAAAATTCAAATCAAACCAAAGACGTTACTTCAAGTTAACGCCTAATTAAAAAAGAGGCCTACCGACCTTAGTTATGTTTAGTATTTGCAAAAATTTCATCAAAGTCAATCAAGACCTATTTCAAGTGCTTAGACAGTACACTGAAGATAGAGTCAACAACCCAGAAGTTAATGTGGAAAACATTAAGCAATGGTTAGGTGCTGACACCACATTTAAAAAAGATGGAATGTTATATTTTTGTATTAAAATTGAAGAACCTGAAATAATAAATTAAAAAATGAGTAAATTAAATCCACTCAACGGTTTTCTAGTATTGAAACCAGTTGAAGAACAAGAACAAACCTACGGAAACATTGTAATTCCAGACTTAGGTAAAGAGCGTCCTGAAATGGGCGAAGTAGTAGCTACAAGCGAAACTTACAATTGGCACACTGACACTTACGTTAAATCTACTGTAGAAGTAGGACAGAAAGTTTTGATTCCTAAAATGGGATCTATGAAAATCACCATCGAAGGTGAAGATTATTTCATCGCAAAAGACACAGAAATCTTAGCTGTATTAAAAGACTAATTATGAGTACAACAAAAAATATAAACGGAACAGAACTTAAAGAAAAGTTACTTTCTGGTATCGAGAAATTAAATCTAGCGGTATCTTCTACATTAGGACCAGGCGGTAGAACGGTTTTAATTAGAGAACAAAACGGTGAAGTTAAAGTAACCAAAGACGGCGTAACAGTAGCTAAAGCATTCCATAAATTGGAAGACGATGTTGAAGACTTAGGCGCACAATTAGTAAAGCAAGTTAGTATTAAATCTGCAGTTGAAGCTGGAGACGGTACAACTACTTCTACTTTATTGGCGACAGAAATCGTAAAAGAAGGTTTAAAAGTTATTCGTCAAGGCTCTAACGCAGTAGAGATCAAAAACTCTATTGATAAAACTGTTAAGCAGGTTATTGAAAATATTAAGAAGGTTGCTATCGATATTGATTCAGAAGAGCAAGTAAAGCAAGTAGCAACTATCTCAGGTAATAACGATCCAGAAGTTGGTAACTTAATCGCTACAGCTATTGAAAAAGTAGGTCGTGAAGGTGTAGTTACAATCGAAGAGTCTAAATCTGGAGAAACTAGTTTAGAAGTAGTTGAAGGTATGCAATTCGATAGAGGTTATAAATCTCCTTATTTCGTTACTAACAACACAACGATGCAAGCAGTATTAGAAGATCCTTACATTTTCTTATACGACGGTAGAATCTCTTCAGCACAAGAATTATTGCAAGTTTTAACTAAAGCAAACTCTGAGAACAAGCCATTGTTAATTGTAGCAGAAGATATTGGAGAAGAAGCATTAGCAACTTTGATTGTTAACAAGATGAGAGGCATCGTTCAAGTGTGCGCAGTTAAAGCACCAGACTTTGCAGAGAGAAAAACTTTAATTTTAGAAGACATTGCTATCTTAACAGGTGGATCGGTTGCTTCTAAAGACAAAGGTCATAAGTTAGATAAATTAACTGGAGCTCAAGTAAACGATTTCTTAGGTAGAGCTAGATTAGTAACAGTATCTAAAGACGAAACTACTATCATCGATGGTAAAGGCGTAGAAACTGTAATTGAAGCAAGAGCTGAAGAGATCAAAGAGCAAATTGAAAAATCTACTTCGTTCTACGAGAAAGAGAAATTACAAGAGAGATTAGGTAAATTAGTTGGAGGTGTTGCAATCATCAACGTAGGCGGTAATTCAGATATTGAAATTAGAGAAAAGAAAGACAGAGTAGAAGACGCTTTATACGCAACCAAAGCAGCATTAGCAGATGGTATCGTACCAGGCGGAGGTTCAGCTCTATTCAATGCTTCTTTACAACATTACGCGCAAGATTCTGTTAACGATGCGATTGCTCAAGAGATTGTTCAGAAAGCTATTCAAATGCCTTTCAAGAAGATTTTAGAAAATGCAGGAATTCAAGACTGGTACAATAAGATTCCTAAAGAAGGTCAAGTGTACGATGCTAAGAATCATGTTATTGTAGACGCATTAGAAGCAGGTATCATTGATCCAGCTAAAGTGGTTATCACAGCTCTTAGAAACGCGGCTTCTGTAGCAGGCACAATTTTAACTACTGAATCAGTTGTATTCGATAAGAAAGAAAAAGACGAGAAAGCTGCTGATCCTATGATGGGAATGGGTATGGGAATGTAAAAATACGATATGGGGGAGATTAAGTTCTCCCCCTCTATATCATATTTATTAATAAAATTTATGGTAAAATTAATACATTTACTAAAAGAAATAGGAGATAAATTATTAACGCCTTATACGTATACTAGAAAAACTACAAAAAGTAGACACCTAGTAGATAGCATTAAAAGCGTATTTAATTGGGTAACTGAGAATAACGTTAAATACGTAGCTTTTATAGATAAATCTAAAAACGAAGATAATAAATCTTGGAGATATAGAGTGGATTTTGGTATAGGAACAGCAAATAATCCAAATTTTAATGTATCAAACAAAGATACAAAAACAGGTAATATTTTTAGAATCATGGCAACTATGACAGATCTAATAAAAAAAGAAATTGACATAGACGCAAAAGAAAACAGGCCTATAAAATACATAGACGTATCTCCAACTGGAGAACAAAAAGCCAAAGATAATAGAAGACTTCATTTATACGCTGAATATATAAAAAAAAATATGCCTCCGGGATCTAAAGTAACAATAACAGGCGTGAAAATAAAAATTACGCTTCCTAAAACACCAAATAATCAGCCTTCTTAATTGAGGGCTTTTTTATGCAACTTAAAAGATAAATTTCTTAAGAAGTCAAAAAATTGTTATATTTAATTAATTAAAAAATAAAGTTATGCAAGTAGGACTGGTATCAATGATGGGAAATGTAGGCGCTACTTTGAATAGTCAAGGCGGTGGATACGGACTCATCCAAACAAAAATGTTATGGGACAACCATCCTCACGATACTGTAGACGTAAATCCTCCACCATCAACGTGGGGGAATTACGATCTACTTTATATTTGTGAAGGAGTTAATTTCGTAGCAGGATCTTTTAATGTTCCTGGTGGACCTCAACCACTTCATACTGAAAAAATGAAAGCTATCGCGGATTTTAAGGGCGAGCTTAGATATTCCAACAGTGTATTTGACTTCAGTAAGTTCAATCAAAGACTAAAGATCGAAGCCACTTTTCCAGAAACAAATAGAATCGCTTTTTACAATACTTTTTTAGCTCACGGTTTAGAAAGTAGAAAAGGTGTCATCGGAGATTCTCACGCTTTATCTGTGTGGAAACCTGAACACTCTTTAGATTTTACAGCTGGTAGAACTTTACATGGATTTTTAAGAAGAGAAACAGTAGAAGAAATCAATAGTAGATTCGACGAAGTTACTTTATACTTTGGTAATATTGATTTGCGTTTCCATTTAATGAGACAAGAAAATCCACAACAAGCAACAGCAGACCTATTTAATCGTTACGTAGACTTCGCTAAACAATTAAAGAAAGCAACATTAGTAGAATTATTACCAGTAGAACATGAATCAAGAAAAATTCCTGGAACTGGTTTATATAAGAAACAACCTTTCTTTGGCACAAGATCAGAAAGAATGCAATTAAGAGAAATCGCTAACGAGATCATCAACAATTCAGGATTAGAAGTAATTCAATGGCCAACAGAGTGGATAGACGAAGATGGTACTAAGATGCTAGATATTTTAGAAATGAAACAATCAGTGCATTTGAGACCTAAGCACTATCCGTATCTTACAGAAATCACAAAATAATTATTATAAATAAAAAACATGAAAAAAATCACATTCGTAGTAGTCGCTTTACTAGCAGTATTAACTGGTTGTAAAACAACAGAAGTGGAACAAGAAGTTAAATTAGACAAAATAGTACAAGTTCACCAAGGCGCTTTTGCATTTTGCGGCGCATCAGCAGCAGTTCCAACTGGTAAAACAATTATTGTTCAAGGCATAGAATATCAAGAAGGATGTGCGGTATGTCCAGTATTAACTGGTCCATCTATTTCTAATTTAGCGATGCATGGCTTTAGTGGAACTTACGGAAAGTTTAACGTAGGACAAAATCCTCAAACTCCAGATGGCACTAACAATACAGTATGGTCTTTCTTCTGGTATTACGATTCAACAACTACAGTACCGCAATTTGATCCAGCATCTAAAGAGTGGAAATTATTACCACCCGTAAATCGTTCGTTTGTTATCAACTTAGATTCTCCAAGCACAAGTGAAAGTAATATGTTTGCAATGCCCGGCGTTATCTTCGACACAACATCCGATGGTATCGTTTTAGCAAAAGTATACGGACCACTTAACGAAGCAGCAGTTCCATTACGTAAAGCCGTTCCAGTTGAATCAGGAATGACATCTGTAACAGCAGCTAAAGAAGGATTCCCTTACCCAGTAGGAACACCTATTCCTATTAGTAATTTAAGTAAGGAACTTCAAAAAACTAAAAAATACTAATTAATGTTTTTAAACAAAGCAACAGATGAATCTAATTTAGACATGTCAGATGGTAGAGACTTAAACTACTATCTTGACATGACTAAAGATTACAAGCACGATTTTACATTTAAAGTAAAAGACGTAGAAGGCTTTAAAGTTGTCGATGATGGAGAGTTTCAATTTGGAAGCAAAGCCAAAATGGCAGACTTCTTTATATCGCAAGTAAAAGAAGACGCCATGGTTTATGTTGCGCCAAGAACAGGTTATGCACCATATTCGTTATGTCATTTAGCAAAGAAGTACAATAAAAAATTGTATCTAGTTATGCCAGCTTCTAAAGAGGCATCTGAGCACCAATTAACTGCAATAGAAAATGGTGGAATTCCAATGTTTACAAGAATACCAGCTATGCCAACTGCAAATATCTGGGCAAAACAATTCGCACAAAAAACTGGAGCAAAGTATTTACCCTTTGGACTAAAGCACGAAATGGTGGTTGCTGGTGGAGTTAGAATATTTTACGATAATTTTAAAGACACCGATATTGAAACTATGTGGAGCGTATTCTCCACTGGAGTTTTATCTCGCACTTTACAGATCGCGCTACCAAAAACTAAATTCAATGCTGTAGCCGTGGCAAGAAACATTCAAGAAGGAGAACTTGGTAGAGCAAAATTCTACTCTCACGACAGAGCGTTCTTAAAACCTTCAAGGATACAGACTCCTTTCGATTCTATACAAACATACGATGCGAAAGGTTGGGAACTCCTAAAGCAACATGGGCAGCAAGGGGATTGGTTTTGGAACGTAGCAGGAAATATGCCTAAACCTACAATAAAACCTAGTGACATCGATTCAAGTCGCGAGTGGGGAGACTTTAAAGATTTTGAAAAGCACTACAAAGATTAGCTTTATTATTAGCCCTTTATTTCTTATATTTACTTCATGAATATACTACTTAAAGCAAACGAAATCGTATTCGAAAGAAACGAAGAAAAGGAGCGTATGTATGGCCCTTTTCAAGAAGGCATGCAAGAAGCAGCCAAGATTGCATCTTTATTATCAAGAAAGGAGATCACTACAGTTGATATGTACAATTGTATGTTAGCCCTAAAGTTATCAAGAGCATCTTATAATTACAAAGAAGACAATTATTTAGATTTAGTTGCGTATATTGCATCACTAAACGACTATCAAAACAATGTACAGAATGAACATTCAAAAGACAAGAAACGTAAAAACACCAAGTAGAGGTACAAGCTTATCAGCAGGTATCGACTTCTACGTACCAGAAGATTTTCAAGAAACGACTATCCACTCAGGAGAATCAGTTCTAATTCCTTCAGGTATCAGAGCTCACGTTCCTCCAGGTTATGCGTTAATTGCATTTAATAAATCAGGTGTAGCTACTAAGCAAAACCTTTCAGTTGGAGCATGCGTAGTAGACGAAGACTACGAAGGAGAAATTCACTTACATTTAATCAATGTAGGAAGATCACATACAACCATTAAACCAGGACAAAAGCTAACTCAGTTTATTTTAATTCCTGTAAGTTATATGGACGTACACGTATTAGAAGAATTGCCAGATAGAAACACTGAGCGTGGAGCTGGTGGATTTGGATCAACAGGGTTATAAAAAAATGATATGAAAAATTTAATAGTTATAGGTCATCCCAATAAAAAAAGTTTCTGCTACAATGGTATCATGAAAACTATCAAAGAAACTTTAAAATCTAATAAAGAGGAAGTGTGCGTAATTGATCTCTATAAAGACAATATAACGTTTGATTTCCCAAAAGATAAAGTTCAAAGATATAAAGACCTTATTACATGGGCTGATAGAATTTATTTTATATCTCCTGTTTGGTGGTTCAGATGCACGCCTGCATTAGAATCGTTCTTCGATCAAATATTCACGCCTGGTTTTGCATATAATTTTAAACCGATAACAAGAGTTTATGGTATACCAAAACCTTTATTAGGTGACAAAAAAGTTAGAACGTATTTAACTCATGGTGCTCCAGCATTACCCGTATTAATTTTATACTTTAATTCAGTTAAATTAAGATTAGTTATGGGTGTTTATTCTTTTGTATTCGGTTGGTTCAAAACAAAAACAAGACAGTTTTGGAGTGTGCCTTTTATTTCTCAAAATGAAAGATTGGTGTATTTGGAAAAAGTAAAAGAGGACATTAAAAAAGACCTAAAGTTTTTTACAAAATAATAGATGAATAAACAACAGAAGTTAGATAATACATTTATCAACATCGCAAAAGAAATAGGAACTTTATCTCACTGCACCAGATCAAAAGTAGGTGCAGTGTTAGTGAAGGACGGAAATGTAATAAGTTTTGGGTATAATGGCACCCCTGCTGGAATGGACAACGGCTGTGAAGAAAATAATGTCACCAAAGACGAAGTTATCCACGCTGAAATGAACTCAATTTTAAAAGCGGCAAAATCAGGTAACTCAGTAGACGGTAGCACTTTATACTTAAGTTTATCCCCGTGTCAAAATTGTTGTAAATTGATTATCCAATCAGGTATTAAACGCGTAGTCTACTTACAAGATTACAGAGACTTAAAACCCGTAGAATTTTTATCACAATTCGTAAAAGTAGAAAAGCATGAGATATAGTAACGCAACACAAGCATTCGAAATTTTATTTAAAGACATCATGAATCTTGGAGAAGACTTCGCAGGTACTAAAGCAGTATTCAACGAAGTGTTCACACTAGTTAATGCTACAGATAAAGTAGTTACTACGCCTCAACGTAAGTTCAACCAAGATTATGCTGAGTACGAATGGAATTGGTACCTTAAAGGCGATCGTGATGCTAGTGAAATAGCTGAACGCGCTAAGATATGGAAACAGATGATGGTTCCTGGTACTGCAGAAGTAAACTCTAACTATGGTTATTTTTGGAAACTAAATGATCAATTCA